GTTCTTGAATAAATCATTACTTACAATATAATCACTATCTAACATCAGTGTTTCGTCATAAGGGGTTAAATCATACGCACTAGTTCTTAAATCATTCTTAAATTCTAACTGTTTAAAAATATTAGTGCCGTCATAATAACGTTTTCTACTAGGTGCAGTTGATAATGGGACTTCTATTACTTGATCAAAGACTGTTTTATAATCTTTATAAGTGTCTTTAAGATATTCGACACTATCTGTAACTATAGTTGTAGGGAGGTCAAGATACTGTTTAATACGTTTTGCTAAAAAATGTGCTTGTTTGACGTAGTCTATTTGAGCATTATTTCGAGCAAAAATTAATACGCCTTTTTTATTGTTGCTCATGGTCAACTAATCCTGACACAGTCCTTTTAGTGCGGATTTTTTCATACTCTGTTTGATATTCATTAGTGGCCGCAAAATAGATATCCATAATATCGTCAAAGAACTTAATTAAATCTTCAATCTTAATTGGAGTATCATTATCATCAAGCAAGACTATATCAGAGTCATTACCCTTGCTTATAAGCATACTCACAAAAGTAATCAATTCTTTAGTTACTGAAAATTGTCCGCCATTAAAATAATGCACGGCACTTTGATAATACTTTTCTTTTAAAACACGCTTTTGATTATTCAGCGTTACCATGTAATTAGAAAAGTCTAATGCTTTGGATAATCGCTCATCCATAACTATCTCCTGTTAATATGCTATATTTACAGGAAAATTACTTTGGGGAAGTTAAATTAGGTTAGATTACTACCAGCGTCATTGGCATACGTTGGCGTAGGAACCGCAACGTTTACACCAGTTGGACGGAATTGAGTAATGATGCTTGTAAGTGTACCCTTAACAAATTCATCAGTTGGTGTACCTGGATCTGTAGGATCATCATCATTAAAATTAATTCTAAATGTTAAAATATCTGGGTTAGGTGCTGTATTACCTTTTACTTCAATAATATAATGGTTTTCTGTATACTGTCCTGATCCTGCTTTATCAAAAACTGCTTGATAACTTGTAGTAAGATCATGATAACCAATAGCAGAACCTGTACCTGATCCTGTTGATGAAGTAGCTGTATAGTTAAATTTTACTGTTCCCATATTAGATAATATTGTAGCCCAGTTAATTGTTTTAGCTTCTGTACCAACAAACGCAATATTTGCCGACATACGAACTTCACCGCCTGCATTAAAGTATTGTCTTGCATGATCAGTATCTGTAAACGTTACATTAACTATATGATCAAGTTGACCATTCCAATCAACAGTATATTGGCCTTGAATGGCCGCTTCTGCTGTACCTTGATTAGTATCTATTAGGAATTTTTCATTTTCAAGTGTAGTAGTTAAGTTCTCAAATTGGGCAACACCTTTTTTATTAACTGAATTACTATCTTCAATTACATCGGTTGCAACAATAAGAGCAATTTCACTTGGTGCAGTATTTGTTTGGTGTACTCTACCTGCGGAAATGTCATTAAAAAGCAACGACATATGAGTTGCTGTAACAATCTCTGCCGCGGCTACTTGTGAGCTCTCTAATGATTGACCGTATCCGTCATCACCAGAACCAGTTCCTAAGATTGTAGCAACACGACTTTGTAAGTTATTGTATCGTGCCGCTGTGATAATATCACCAACTGCCATAATTTATACCTTTAATATACATTCAACTAGTTTCTCTGAAGCACTAGCATTTGATTCGAGGGCAACGCCTACAATTAATGCACCATTTTCTATTATTGTAGTAGCTGTTCCTGTTTTACCTGCAAAAACACTTTGTCCTTTGTCTACAGGACCTGTTACTCTTACTGGAACTCGTCCTTTAAGTGCAACATTTTGTCCATCAGCATCTGAATTCATTAAGTATGCTGGATTTTCACTAATAACACCTACTGGTGCTGGTGCAATAAATCCTAAGTCTTTAGCTTCATTTGTTACATCACATTCAGTAAGTTCTTTTGAAGCGTCTCCACTAACTGCAACTACTGTACCAAACGCATATTCCTTGTCAGTTGTATATTTCTCTGCCAAGTCAGCGTATTGAGCCGCTGTAGCTGTTCCTGTAAATAAGTTTGCAAATAAGTTACCGCTTCCATCTCTAACTGCTACAGTATTATTAGTTGCGGCAGTATCTGCAGATCTAAAATTAGCACCTACTTTAAGTGTTTCAGCTTGTGAAGCCAACCCTGTAAAAGCAGTTGCATGAACGTTTGCAAATTTTAATGTTGATGTTCCTAAACTAAATGTATCAGTTGTTGGAGCAAACATACCCGTTGCGTCAATTGTAAGAGGTTCTTTAACAGCTCCCAATGAATCGTCAACTTTAAATTTAATTTTTGTACCAACCTGATTCTGTATTACACCTTCGTTATCATTTTCGATGTAAATTTTCATGTCATTGGAGTCACCAATGGCAATACCAGCATCTGCAAAGGTTGTTAATGAAGTAAATGCACCTGACCCTGCAAGAGCAAAGTCTGTGTCTGTTTTACCATTTAATTTTAATGAGTTACTTGCTGTTCCCCAGTAATAATCTGTTGAACTAGTAACACCGCCTGTTGCATTAATTGTATTACGTAATGTAGTACCCTTTTTAATGCTATCAAATCCTGTAATAGCGTTAGTAGGATCTGTTGAGTCAATTGTAAATGCTACTGAACTAATAATAAAAATTACTTCATCATTAACTGTAGCGGCAATAATAATTCTGTTTACGCTAGTGTTATCACGTACAGTTTTTGTTACCATCTGTGAAACTGTAGCACCAACGCCTTGAGGTCCAATTAGAACATATCCTGTTCCGTTAAAAGCATATAATTGTTCATTTGCAGAATCCCACCATAAATCACCTGTGGCTAATCCTGCTGGAGCAGTAGTGGCTACTTCTGCACCGCCTGTAGTTCTAAATTTAGTACCATCGTAAAATTTTAACTTACTTGCTGTAGCATCAAACCAAACTTGCCCTGAAATAGCTTTTGGTGGTTGTGCCGCGCCACTAAAATTTTCTAGTAAATGTAAGAAATTCTCATTTTGAATTTCGCCGTATCCTGCATAGTTTTTACCTACTAACTTGATGTCAGTAGTTTGGTCAACTGTACCGTCTTCTACGACTACTAATGTTACACCACTATATCTATCAATTGTATATGCCATTTAATAACCCCTGTTAAGTATATTTATGCTTTATTACCATAAACCGCCGCTGGACCCGAGATCGGCATCAAACACCCACGTTGTGCCAGTTACGATAAAACGCTTTAATCCTCGACCAATTGTTACATTTACAGTACCACTTGCGTTAGTAAATGCGATATCTTGTAACACACTCTCATTCTGTACACCATTCGAGTCAACAGCTATGAAGGATTTAGTTAAAACTGGTGTATCAACATTAATTCCGCTTACAGTTGCCCCTGTTATTGTAGATGTTGTAATATACGCATATGACCCAGTTTTCTTGTTTGCCGCCGGGTATACATCTTCAATTATTGTGGCAACTTGTGCATTTGAAAGTCCAGTTACATCTAAACTCATAAGCACAGGCTCTAAATTAATCTGATCATCGACATAAAACTTGGTCGCCGCATCTTGGTCGCCTGTTGGATTAGCTAATCCGCCAATTTGCTGATTATTTGTAATTTGAATAGCACCATTACTAGTAAGTTGTAAAGCACTAGTACTAGTTGAAATAGCATTTCCATTAAGCGTAATATCATCAACACTTAACGTAGTAAGTGTTCCTATTTGTGTTAATCCTAATGCTTGAGTTACTGTTGATCCTATTTCTGTCTTGTTTAGTACTTCTGCGCCATCAACTTTATAACCTTTAGTTGCGACTAAATCAATATTATCTGAACTAGTCCATGCTTGAGTTGTATTTTTCCATAGCCATTCTTTATCTAATTGAGATGATTTAAGTATAATACCACCACCATCTACTTGTGAATTATTAAGAACAGTACTATCACTTGTTATTGCTAACTCAATGTTTTTATCTTCTACTCTTAAATTTTGTGTTTCTACATTAATGTTAGCACCAGAAACTATAAGATCACCGTCAATTTTTGTATCTCCACCTACATGAAGTGCATATTGTGGATCTGATTTAAATACTCCAAAGTGTGAGTTTTCTGTTTTAACTACAAGTGCATCAATAAAGCCTGTTGGCTTTCTAACTCTAACTTTCCAATCATGATTTGATAACTGGTTTTCAGTAACAAATGATGTACCTACTATTTTTATAATATTATTTTGTGCTAATCCAACTGTAAGTCCACCTGAGTTTTGTATTGTTAATGCACCAGTTGTAGTTGCTGAAGCATCTGCAGGTAAAAATTGTGCCGCTGATTTAACATTTCCACTAGCATCTCTTAACGCACTAGCTTGATCGGCAATACCTCTGTATCTAAAGTCAGTAAGACTAACAGGAGTAAATCCTTTTTTAATTATTCCAGTTATACCAGAAATTGTAAATCCAGTTGCCGGTGTAAATTCTGTGTTACTCCAAACACCAACAGTAGTACCTGCAATAAAATATTTCATTACAACATGACTATTATTAAATGTATCTACAAGTGTAACAATTTCAAATCCACTTTTACCTTGTGTTTTAGTATAGATTGGCCCAGCTAATTCTAAGTCAGTCCCATCATAAAAATAAAGTTGATTAGCATCACTGTCAATCCAAAGGTCTCCAGCAACTAATGTGCTAGGTTGTTGTGCTTGTACAGATGGTGCACCACTTGTTCTAAAACCAACACCGTCATAAACTTTTACTCGTTGTGTTGATGTATCATACCATAATTGGCCTTTTAGTGGATTGCTAGGAGCAGAGGACTTCGCAAAGTTCTCTAACATCTTAATTAAGTTTTCATTTAGCGATTCACCAAACCCTGAATAGTTTTTACCTATTAAGGAAATATCTGTTGTACTTGTATCTAATTGACCGTCAACTAAATCAACTAATAACGTTCCGTCTGTTTTGTTTAGTTTATAACTCATTAGCTCGCTACCTCTGGACCTGAATATATGATGTAGTTAACTGCCATATATGGGTTCATAATATCTACAGGTGATCCTAGTGGTATTTGTTGTCCAGTTAAAACACCTCCACTTGTTGGCAAGGCTTGTCCTGCCCCTGTTCCAGTTGGTGAATCATATTGAATTGCTTCTGGATCATTTGGTGATCCTGAAACATCTCTTAGAGCATAATACTGATCACCACTATTACCTCTTAAATCATGTTCGTGTTCTGGTAAGTTTGTAACTGCTATTTCTTGTGTTTGTTGTCCTGAATGAGTTCCTATGTTATCAGCCGCCGCACTTGTAACGGAATTAGCACTAGTACCGCCCATGTTATCTAAACCTAATGGGAACCTACCTCTTAAATCTGGTAAGCAGAAAAATCCTGCTGTAACTAATGTTTGATCTTTAAAGTTATATTCAATTGCATTAAATAAATTTTGATACAATGCAATAGAAACTTCTCGTCCATCACACATTAACCAACTAACAGGTGCAACTGCTCCGCCCCACATTGTAATTCCGCCAATTGGGTATGTTGGTATTGCACCAAACAAGTTATTTCTTGAAACTTTATATACACCAGTTGTTCCGCTTACTCTATTAATTAATATTTCATCATCAACTTGACTTATAGCAGATTCGTCTTTATTAGCAATAAAACTATTTGCAATAGAAGTAGTAAATGTTTTAGTACTTTGATCTTGCCCATCAAAACTAAACGACGGTGATGTAACATCTCCTGTCATTTGGAAAGTTGTTGGACTTGCTAATTTATCTGCAGATCCTGAACGTCCACTAACTGTACCTGTAACGTTTCCTGTTAAGTTACCAGTAAAGGTTTGTGCATGAACATTTAACCATTGTTCGTTAGTTGTTCCTAAATTACGTGATAATGTTAAGTTAGGTACAATGTTTTGTGTTGTAAGTAATCCTGCAACGTTAGTGTCGCCACCAACAAATAACTTTTTCGCAATTCCTACACCACCTTTTGTTGTAATACTTCCTGTACTAATAGTCGAAGCGTCAGTAGTACCTTCTACTAATACTGAACTATCAGTTTGAATATTACCAACAACATCTAATGGTTGGTCTGGTGATAAGTTATTAATACCTACTCTAGCTTGTGAATCAATTCTAATAACTGTTCTAATTGTACCAGCATCATTAACTCTTATGTCAATGTTTGATCCTGATGTTAAGTGAGATATAATTCCCGCTTGTCCTTCAACACCAACTGACATAGCACTATCTGATCCAACAATAATACCTGAATTATTTTTAACTTTAATTGGAAATAAACTTGTGCTGAGTATATCATTTCTTAAAAAACTAGCCGCCGGTACTGCGTTGCCGCTTACTATTAAGGCTTCTGCTTTTTCTGCCGTGCCGTAATATTTTCCTGCACCTTTACCTGTAATATCTGTTGTACTTAAATTATAACCTGGATTAATTGTAGTAAAGCCACTAATAACACTCTTAGGTGTAAATTTTTCTGTTGAAATTATTGCAAGTACTTTTGCTTTAACTTCTACTTGTAAAACTGTATAAGAAACATTATCTGTTCCAACGACAACAACTGGTTTAATACCTGTTGACAATCCGTCACTAAATGTTGGACCTACTAAAATCCATCCTGAACCTGTATAAAGATAAAGTTGTTGATTGTCTGTATCAACCCATAAGTCGCCAACAACTGATTGGTTAGCGGCAGGTTCATTAGTTGCTTTTTTTAATCCACTTGCAGAAATCCAGTTAGTACCATCATAAATTTTTAATTGGTTAACACTAACTGTAGTGTCATACCATAGTTGACCTTCTACAGGATTTCTTGGAGATGTATTAAAAGCAAAATTTTCTAGTAAGTGTAAAAAGTTATCTGCAATAGCAGTTCCATAAGCCGTAGTATTACGCCCAGGTATATCTAAACTAGTAACCTGATTAATAGTATTATCTTCAACTACAATAGTACCCTTATTTGCTAGGTCAGTATGTGATACTAAATATGCCATTTACTTACGCCTCATTAAAACCAGTTAAACTTTGTACCCTTACGGTATAATCAATCTGAATTAATCTATTTAAACTCTTCTGAACTGGGTGGAAAACTACATGAGTTAACAATCTACCAGTTCCTGATTTTGCATAACTTACAAGTCCTAACTCATCAAAAACATAAAGACTTTCAGTTCCTGTTGCATTATCAATTGCATCTTGTCCGCTAGGCTCACCATAGTCTAATAAACAAGTTGCTAAAATATCTGTATAATTTGTACCACTAACATGACGAGTTTCTAGCTTATTTCTTGTAGGATCTGTATTATTAACTGAATTGTCGTCAATTATTTTAGTATACGTTTGACTGTATAAACTAGCATTGGTACCTGTGGAATTAGGTGACAAATATGTAATAATTCCTGTAGGATCTACAGAAGTACCACCATTACCAAAAACCATGCTATTAACAAAGCCTTCACCTTGATTTGCTAGACTGTCTGCTAATGCAAGACTCATATTTTCGTAATGAATAGCATTTCGCTTGTTTACGAAAATTTCGCCCGAGTCTGGGTCATGAATTTTAATGTGTCCTTGTAAAAGTACACCGTTTTGCTCTTTAAAGTTGTCTATCATATTAATATCCTACAAGTGTATTTATTTAGGTAACGTTGCCTCTTCACTTCTTAAGAAACGTCCTATACTGTTTTCCTGTCTATGCAACGGAACTCCTGTGTCAGTCCACACTCGCCCGAGCTTTCTCACCACTATAATTTTACTATTAATTGGTGGTGTATTCAACATTGTTACTGTTGAAGTTGTACCATCTACGCTAAATTCCGCAGGTAGTGTAACATCTGCTTCAGGGCTGTCTAAATCAACAGTTTTATCGAATGAACTAATTTCATTCTTGCGTAAACGCTTCCCTGCTACAAAAATTTCAAAATCATTTACTGATTTTGGAATAAAATCAACTGTTATAGCCTTAGTTGAACCATCAGCTGAAAATACTTGAGTTAGTACTTCGTCTTTATAAGGTACCGTCTGTGGACTACTTTGATCAAATACATCAGTTCCTGTAGTATGCTTCTCTGCAATACCTGTTCCTAATGTACCCCTGCGTAACTGCCTAATAGCGCCACCTTCTTTCAGATAGTACTCTATACGCTCTCCATTAATGAATAATATACCTGGAATTCCCTTATCTTTATTAGGGAGCGGTAAACTATCATAATTTGTGACAAAAATCTTACTATCATACCAATTTAAGTCTTCAGCTAATGTGTATTTATTACTATCTCCAAGACGCTTGTAGTGTGTTCGGTTAAGCATATCTTTAAAGATACTAAACCCAAATTTAGGAATAATTATAGGATTAGTAAAGTGTATAACTTCAATTGTATCATTAGGGTCTATATCAACTACAATCCTGATATGTTTTCTATCATCAGTAACATAGTAATCAATGCTAGGAGTTAATGCTACTTGATTTAACGTAACCCATACATATTCAGCATCAATGGCTTCTTCACGTAATCTAATTATTCCATTAGTTAATTGATGATATTCAGTATAATCATCTGTTCCAACTGTAACAGCATTTCTAGCCACTACATCAAATACTTCTCTTTCTATTTTTCTAATATCGTGCTTACTAAACTGATAGATAGTTACTAGATCACCATTAGCCGGAGCAGTATCTAAATAAACTTCATTTGGTGTTTTAACAAATAAACTTGTTCCACTATCAAAGTAACCCATTTGATACTCACCACTATCAATAATAAACACTTCTAATTTGTCGCCAACAACACCAACATCTGTGTTTAACACAACTGTTCCATTAAATGTGTCCCAACGCCAAGTTGTATTAAGAGTTTCTTCAACTCCATTTAAAAATACTCTAACGTTTTCAGCACTAACTGTAGCTGTTGAAATTTGCCATTGACGTAATTGATATTCGCGTCCTACAGCAACTACAAACTGTTGATTATATCCTGCTTTTAAAAATTTATTACCAACCTTAACTACAATGTTTTGACTAGTTGGCTCACTAGTAAATGGTACTTGAGCTAACTGGAATTTCTTATTAATAGCATTACCAGTAAAACTATCTGTTGTCATTTGACTAAATTCTTGAGACGTACTGTCGTAAATTGCATATTGAATTACTGCACCAGCATTAGGAACTGATCCTAATCTAAATACAGCTCTGTTTGGAGTTTCATACGTGCTGTCTGTTTTAGATAAATCAGTAGTAACAGTTTCTCCGTCAACAGTTAAAGTAAATGACAATCCGTCTTTCCAAACAACCGGCGTTACAAATTGTGCTGTTGATCCGTCACCAACAAATTTATCTATGTCAAGAATCTTTTCACCGTTGTTAGACATTGTTGAAATATGTACTAATTTATTATCACTAGGTGCTGTAGTAAATTCAAGACGTTTAAGTTGATAATTTATAGTAAACCCTGTTGGTGCTTCTAAAATTGCTCCATCAACTTTTACAAAAATGTCTTTATTACTCGCTGGTAACTGATTAATATTAAAATTCTTATTAGTTCCGTCACCAAAGTAATTATGACTACTAATAATACTTGAACCATCTGCTGTTCTATCGTAAACTTTAAAATCAACAGTATCCATAACTTGTCCTGGAATTAATTCTTCAGGACCTTTAGATGTTAATGGTGTAACAAATCCGTCGCCGTCAACAACTATTTCTTCTGACAAAATTCCTTTAGCTGACGAATAAGCTAGATCGCCGCCTTGTAAGGCTGTATCATAAGCATCAGGATCTGGAATAAAACTACCATCACTAGATGCCTTTCTAATAACAATTACATCATCAGCAACTGTTGGAATTACTTCTTCATCTAACTGAACTGTTTGTGTAACGCCGTCACCTATAATTGAATCCATTACAGCGTTTGGATTTCCTGTTACTCCAATAGTACTTCCGTCCCATTGTGGGTCATCTACACGTACACCATTTTTATAAACGTTATAAGTTACACCATCTTCTAATGGTTTGCTAAGAGCAAACACATTGGTGCTTCCGTCTAATGTAAATATTTCATCTTCAAATGTATTATCAAACGTATCCCAGGTTGAAGTAAACCAAGGTTCTGCAAACCAACCTGCTCCGCCACCAAAGTCAAAACTTCTAATTTCTACACCACCGTAATCAATACCTTCCATTAACTGTGATATATCATTTCCTAGCATTCCGTCAGTTGGTTTATAAAATAAATTAATACGGTCTTGTGCTTGAAGCATATCAACAGCTTTGCTGTACTTAATTACTACTGGTGCTAAATTCTTAGGAGGTTCTATGAAGAATATTTCTCCTGTATATCTTGTATATCCTTTAGTATTATCTGCAACATTTTTAAAAGTGTACTCGCTTGTTAATGCTTCAACTCCGCTAACAGTAATAAAAATTTGACTTGGTCTTAAATCCATAGGCCATTTTAATGAAATCCTTTGCGTACTTGCATTACCAGTAAAGGATTCTGTTTCTTCAAGAGTAGTAATTAAGAATGTTCCTGATACTCTATCAAATCTTGATACAATGTGAGCATTACGTATTTTTCCATTACCTAATTTTGCAGAAACAACTGCTGGTTTACCGCCTTCTGATTGTGTACCATTAATAGTAACTGTTGGTGCTGACAAGTAACCTGTTCCAACATTTGTCATTTTAATCCAAGTAATTTTTCCACCTGTACCAATGTATGCTTGTGCTTTAGCACCTGTTCCGCCACCGCCACTAAATGTAATTACTGGAACTTCAAGATACCCTGTTCCACCATCTTTAATTTGAATCATTACAACTTCGTAACCTAAACAATCTTTCCAATGCTTGTTTGGATACGTTGAAATTAATTTATCTTCGCCATACAATGCATCATCTTTAATTTTCAATGACGCTGGTACAATTCTTCCATCTTCCATATTATAAGCTGGTGGTAAATCAAAATCTGTTATTACAGATTGTGTATTATCTTGTCTTGTATAAGAAGTTAAGTATTCCCTAATTTTAGTTTTGTAGGGTTTAGTTTCTTCAATAAATTTTTCATAACTTGGAAGATTATCATTTTGGAATGTAATTTTTTCAGTTAAATCTCCAATGTTATGTTTTGCTTTAAGGAAACTAGTTTTAAATGCCCAATCAATAAATCGTTGTTCAGAAAGAACATAACGTAAACTTGACGTAAACAATTTATTATATTCAACAGCAAGATCGTCTACAAAAATATCATCACGTAATGCTTCTAAAATTACTCTAAATTCATGTACTGGTTGATTATCATAATCACTAGTATCATAACTTAAACTATCATATCCTATATGATGTGTTGGATAGTTAAACAAACTTGAAGCAAATTGTATTGTTCCGTGCTGTCTACCAACTGTTGAATAATTTGTAGTATAATCTGTATCTACAATATCATTAATTTTCTTTAATAATAGCCAACCGCCTGTACCTACTGTTTTAATTTTAACAACATCACCTAGCTTATCGTCTAATGCTGTTAGTTGATAGCTTTCATCAATTAAATGATTAACGTGTGAAAACTCATTATATCCTGTTTCATACCAATCAGCATACTCCCAAAATTCAGGAACATTATATGATTGACTGTCAGTTCTTTCCCATAGTTTTGTTGTAATACTATAAGCATGAATTGACCACTTACCGTTAATGTTTTCATCTGCTTTAATAAGTGTGCTATATTTTCTAACTTCTATTGCGGCTGATATATCATAATCTCTACCGGCGTGTTTTACAGCTACAGAATTAATTTTTCCTAACGTGTCTATTGTTATAATAAGTTCAGCACCTCGACCGTTACCTATTTTAGTAAATTCGTATGTTGGTGGTACTTTATAACCTCTACCTGGATCAGTAATTTCAACTCTATCTAATTTACCATTAATCCAAATTGGTGTTAACACCGCTTGTTTAACATTCGCAGTACCAACAAATACTAATTCAGCATACGTATCAACAGTTTGATCAAACTTGCCAGAATTAATAGTTGGCATTAAATCAACTTGTTTTAAATTCTCAATATTAAATTCATCAACAATAATATGTTGTTTAAGAACCCTATTAACTCTTTCAATAAGTTGTTTTACTGCTTCAAGCCTATTTACAAACCAACTTTGTCTTGGTCTATCTAAAATACCGTATCTTTCTTTTGGACTTAAATCAGTATCTGGAACTGCTCTATATTTTATATCCCAGCCAATTAAACTATCAAACCACTTACGTTCTACATCTGCTTTAGGTCTACTAGTTTCTAATCCGTCACTTATAAGTTGATATTCATTATGAATATTAGTATAAACTGGAATAGTCCAGTAACGGAAATTAACTGCTGAATTATCTGAATTAAACAATGCATCAGTATTATATAATGCAAATCTGCTGTCACTATACAATGACGCATACTTATAACCTTGAGCTTTAGGATCTTCAATTAATTGTGCAACATCAAACGCACTTGTTTTTCTCCAGTCTAGATCAGGAATAAACTTTTTGTTTTTTACCCAATAATAATACTTTGTTGAAAAACTTTGTGCTTGTTTATTAAACACTCTAACTGATGCTAATGTAGAATCATCAATATATTTAGGTGTTCCACTAATGCCTTTTGCTAATCCTTCTTCTGTATCTGCTATCTCATTCCATTGTGATGGTTTAAGTGTTGATTCAACCCATTCGTAAATATCAACTGAAGCACCTTTAAATAATTTACCCCACGTTGCTGTTTGATAAATTATATCTCCTTGGTACGGATTATGATATTTTACAGTACTTAAATCCCACCATAGTTTTCCAACATACGGTTTGCCCCAAGCGGCTCCTTCATCAACAACAGATATCTCCATACCAATTGTGTATGTTGCTGGATCATATAATGTTTTAAAGGAAATTTCTTCTTCGGCAGTACCTGCAATTTTTCCTTGAATAGGATCGATATAATCTATCTGACTAGCAAGTAAATTTTTCGCTGTATCATAAACAAACACACCTTTAAATTTAGATACATCAACTTGATCAATTGGAAAACGTAATTGTTCCCACGATAGAACATTTCTTTCGCGTCTAAAGTCAATTATTGTTCCCATAAAATTATCGCCTGGAGTAATAGTTAATTCAGGCATAGAAACATAAACATGGTTATCTGTAAATAATACATGATCACCGAAGCGTCTTGTTACAGGATTATTATAAACAAATTTTTCACTATAAAGTAATGTATTGTTAAAACGCTGGAAAATAAGAACTTGTCCACTATCTTCATTTGCTGTTTTAAACTGGGTAAGATTATTATCAAACGATGTAGTTACAACTGTAGTGTTTGCATCAAATTTTGTAGTTGAAATAAGATCACCACCACGTGATGAAACAGCTAAATTGTTTTTATCAAAGTCTAATGTTGCACCAAATCTTTCTGCTACATCAGTCTCTGGACTATAAAGTGTTTGAGACCATACAAAGCTACCTTCTACAAGTCTGTAAACATAAACAGCACCATTATTAGTATCCACTTCATCTTGTAGTGGAGCTCCAATGGCTACCATTGTTCCATCATCTGAAACTGCTACTGCTGTTCCAAACCCTATACCTGGAGTAGGTGTTACTATTGCTTGACTAAATTCATAATGGCCTTGATTTATTCTATATATAAGAACCTTAGGATCACTATCAGTAAACTCAGCCACTACAGCTAAAACATTTCCATCTTTATTACTTGTAAACGTTTTAGCAAAATTCTTTAATGTTGCTTGATCTACAATTATCTCACCATCAACAACTAAACCAACATCGTTAGGAATATATCCTACATAATCTATATGGCTTGATAATTGTGTCCATACTCCTGGAACAAACGCACCCGCTGATAAATTAGTTTTACTTTGATAAAAAGACTGTTGATATAAAACAATATCATTTTCAAAATAAATTGTTGACGCACTAAACACACCTTTATAATTTTTGTCTTTGCCAATTGCATAATCAAATGTGTTTCCACTTGCATCTTCACCGTGATTAAAGAAGTATACTCTACCAGCTTCACCTACTGTATTAGCATCTTGAGTACTAACATACAAATAGTGTAACTTGTTATTTGTAGCAAATTCTACTTTTTTACCAAGGTATTTGTTATTATCATTATGCTCTGAAATATATCCATGGTTTAATGAATACTCGCCATTAGGTGTTTTATCATAAGTTAAAAATATTCCTTCGTTAGTGTATGAACTTGCATCACCTTCTGTATGTGCTGGAACATTATATTTTTGCTTCCAGTCTTTGTTTAATGGCGATGGGTAATTAGGTGTTCTAGCAATTCCACTAACTGTACTACTTGAGTAAAAATGTACTTCTAATTCATTTTGAAACGTTGACGAAGTAACTGGTAATTGAGTTGAATCCGTATTTTTAACAATAACCATCTTACCTGCAATCGATGAATCCATATCGGCATGATCTAATCTCCCAGATAAACGATTAACGCCAGGACTAATAGCATCTTTAATACTAATAGTACTAGTAGCACTATTATTAAATCCAAAGCTAAATGTCCCTGTTCTGTCTTTTACATAAACGCGACACGTTAATAGTTGTTCTTGTAAGTATGTTACTTTAGCTGTGGCACCTGTGGTGTCGTCAATAATAATTTGATTTTCTTGAGGAATATAAGGATTTCCACTTAAATCAAAGTTTGTAAATGTAATATCAATAAACCCGTTCCATAAATCAAATACTGTATGTGCCTGGTCATTTAGGTATGGAAAAGTTAAGCCTAACGATGCGGGGTCAAATACTGAGATAGGTGCAACACCTCCTCTTATAGTATTAACCCAAAAGTTAATGCTGTCTATTGGATTAACAGTATCTGTAAATGCCTTTGGTCCTCTTACAAACCACAGTTCACTTAAATTAGGTAAACCGTTTTTATCATAATAACTTAAATGTCCTAATCTGCCGCCTCTTGTTGGATCTGTAACAAGACTTAATGCACGTACATCGTCCATTGTGTTGCCAAAGACAACAGGTGAACGTGATTCAGCTGAAGTAATAAAATCTTGTCCAATAAGATTAGGTATTGAAATTTCTTGTAATTCAGTTACCGCTGTAGTAAATGAAGGAATACCATCAATTCTCCACCAACCGCCAAATGTACTTGCGGCGTTAGTTGGTCTAATTAATTCAAATGTTCCACAACTTTGTGCATTTAAAGAAATTGTGCCAGTGGGTGCAAATGCTCCACTAACATCTTTCATATAAATTATAGCTTGGCTAACATTTTCAATTCTAATATATGATACTTCACCAACCGCAGTATCTGACGATAATGTATCGCCTGTTGTTGGAATACGTATTATGTTGTCAACGTATAATACTGCATCAATTTTAGTTGCAATAGTTTTAGTTCCTTCTACTGCTGAAATACCTGGGCCGACTTCACCCCACGGTTTTATACCAGTTGGATAATTTTGTGAAAATTCATTCCAGTTAAGAACTACTTTATCACCTGCGGCTGATCCATCATATTGTGCAACTGGGGCTCTAATTAATATATGATCTGTAGTAACATCTAATCCATAATCACCTCTAATAGCATAAACTATTTTAGGATATGAATTGTTTACTGTATCATAATGAGCTTCTTCTATAAACGACGTTGACCAAAAACTTGGAAATGTTAATGCTCCTGTTGCCGCTGATATTGGAAATTGTGCTTCCCAGAATGTTTCTAGATACTTAACAAGGTTGCCGGCAATATAAGCTGAACCTCCATCAAAGTCACCTTTAAATTTAGTTTTTACATTACTGGCATTCGGAGCACTAATAACTAAATGATTTCCATCATCACTTAATGCAACACTAGATCCAAATTTTCCTGGGCCAGTATAAAGTCCATTAGGTGCATCAATTGTTTGTCTATGATAATAATCTACATTGTCTGCAACTCTATTAAAAACATAAACTTTTTCTTGTTCACTTGATGATGCAACTAAAATAGTATTTCTATCGTTAGTTGCAATAACTTTACCAAATTCATGTCCTTCACCTGTTACTAGGTTAGAAATAAATTGATGTGAACTGTATGTTGGTTTATTTTGTAATACAGACCATTTATTATTATCGTCGTCATCAACCCAAATTATTTCACCGTGTTGTAATTCACTATTAATAATTCTAGTATTTGCTTCTGCCATTGTAGCAACTCTGGCGGAAATAAACTTTGTAATAAATCCATCAGCAAGTTCTACATCTTCAGTTGTGCCGTTTTCATAACAAATAATCTCAGCTAATGATACTGCTTTAACTTTAAAGAATTTTTCTGCACCAGCAACATCAAGTACACCTACTAAATCGTCTTTGCTATATCTAGCTTGTGTATTAATTTTTATTGTTGTTGTTTTAGCATCTTTATCTGAAGTTATAGATACAACTCTATCTAGTGTTCTTACGTACTTAACAACATCCCATGTTGCTCCACGTGAGCCTACCCATACATAATCTCCAACATTTAAAGATGACGTTGCTTCATTTAAAATATCATCATACTTTGCAACTGTTAATTTAACATCTTGTTCGTTAACAAAACCAGCTGTCTGTATATACTCTAAAAAGTTTTCACGTTTTGGAAACGGCTTATGATTATAATTGTTAGGTTTAAGATAAACTTCAAACGGTCTTAGACGATAAATTAAATCAGTTTCTAAGCCTGAAACAGTATCAACTAATTCAATTGGTTGCGGAGATAGTTTAAATTGAGCTTCATCTAATTTAAATTCTACTTCATCAAAGCCATCAGTAGAGCCATACTGTCCTAACTTAACAGCCCACTCTTCATAAAAGTCTATACTGTCTTTGTCTGCACTACTTAATGCATCAAATAATTTTGTTAAACTATTTTGTGTTCCTTTATCTTGAATATACCCTTGATAAAATTTATATTGACTAACATCATCATTAATAATATTTGAAAGATACTCTCTCTTTTGATATCCTATAAGATGTTGTGCTATTCTTTGTTGTTCTGTATCAAAGTTATCAGTATCTAAATCATAATAATCTTTAAATTGTTTTGCTTTATAATCTAAGTTTGGAATTAATTTAGCTTCTGGTTTAACAGATAGTCGTTCCCACTTAGAAGCATCAAAGTTTTCTGTTCCAGGTGTTTTTATTGTAGAAACATAATAAAATTCTTTATATTTTACTGTATCACCTATAACATAATCTTTATAAGATTTCCATTCATTAACAACTGCATTGTCATATATAAAGCCTGGAATATTTAAACTTCCTTTCCAGTCATCAGTTCTATAACCTAAAACTTTAATTCGTTCTTGTCTATATCCTGGTTCTAAGTCATAGATTATATCATTAAAAACTGTATGATTATCAAGTAAACAAACGTGTTCTTTTTGTATTAACGGTAACTTAACAGCATATATACCATCAGCAGTATTTCGTGTAGTTATTTCAAGTCTATTATCGTTACTTCTATAAACTTTAGCAAATTCAGGTTCTAATTTACGACCGTCTGCTTTTAAAAGTGTAAAGTCGTGGAAGCTATCAAAGATATTATCAGAAACAAAGTAGTCTCTTTTAAATTTTAACTTATTACCAGCTGGACTTAAAGTTATAACACTATCTTCTTTCCAGTTTTGTGTACTCCAGAATAAAAATTCTTTAGCACTTAACTCCCAGTTTTCAATTGTATTAATAGTAGAATTAAAATAATTAAAATCAAATCCTAATTGTTCTAAGTACTTGCCGTAACCTAATAAGAAATCAACAACTTCTTGAATCGATGTTAATAACGTACCATAAGCTAATTCCTTTGTACTATTAATAATTGGAGGAGTAATATCAAACTGACGTCTGAATACTGCTTCTGTACCTCCACTAGTTGGTAATTCAACTAATTTAGCAAAAAATTCTTGTTGAAAATCAGTTCCACTAGTATGAGCGTCTTTAACTCTAAAAAATTCTGTACCAAACTGAACAGTTTGTCCTAATACATATACTTGGTTTGCTCTCCATTCTAAGAATGAATCAGTAACTCCGCCTACTCGTACAACAGGATCGTCTGTTAACTCAATTGCTCTAAGATAGGTAAAGTATGGATTAGTTTTATCATATCCTTTTATAATAAAGCCTGCGGCTTTTTTCTCAATAATAACACCACTATAACTTACTAGCTCAACTACAGAACTTGTATTTAAAAATACTTTATAGTTTTCGTCTGGAACAAAAACATTACCTTCGTTAAACGGAGACCTGCTATCTAATAATAGTTTAAATTTGTCTTTATGAGTATATCCAGCAACTTTAAATCCTAACTGATTTTTTAAAGACTTTAATGAAGTTGAATAATCACTATATAACCCTTGTGATTCTGAATTAATATAATCACAAATATAATTAACTAATCCTGAAGTATTAGACCTAACAGTATCTGTTATTGACATAGGAAAAACTAAATCTTTTAGTCGAACTCTTTTATTAGTTTCGCTATAAACAATCTCTTTTGCTGGATTACGAATAATTCGTGATCTATCAAATCCTAATCCCATAATTTTAGTTGGTTGATTAAGAAGCCAACTACAAAGGAATGCAAACGGATATTCGCTACTTCTACGCCAAGCTGTTTCTGTTGGTGCTTCGTCTCCAAATACAAATTCTTTTTTAGTTAAAACAAGAACATAGTTTTTAGCAAAGTTACTATCTAATGGACTTAATAAGTTACCTTCGCCATCAACAGGAATATGCTTTGTAATGTCTTTTCTCGCATACGCGGCAAGATATTTTACTGCTTTGCCGGGTTCTCTAATTACACCGTCTTCGATATCTTTCCATAAAATTTTATTTTCTCTAGTATAAGGTGCTGGACCATATACGCCTTGCCACCAAGTTGGCTCAATAGTATATCCTAATATTTCCCAAGGATGTGTATGCGGGCGATCAGTATCATATGCTTCTTTATAAATTGCTCTCCAATACCCTGGTAGTTTTGCTCCTTTAGGTGAAGTCATACTACCATAGTTAAATGTAAAACTATTTGTTCTTTCATAGAAGTCATGATCTGTATAATCTATATTATTAACATTTTCTAACCAAGCTACAAAGTCTGTAATTAAGGCTTTATCTCTATCCCATTTTCTAAACCCAGTATCCCTTGACTCGCCGCCAATAAATTCGTGTATATCTAAAATAGTTGGATCATATTCAGTTTTTATATTATTAAAGATTCTTTGTTCTAGTTCTAATAATAAATCATCTCTAAAATCGCCAAAGCAAACAAAAATATTACCATCGTGCCCTTGTATAACTTCAGTTGGCGTTTGATAAGTGTTATCAATGTATTTCATTGGTTTATATTTTGGATATAAACCTAATTTAGTTGGCGTTGCTGGAATATAACTTCCATCAGTAGTTTCGTATTCAGAAATCTCAATAATATCATCAACGGCTTTAGTTGCTGTAACTGTTACAAAGCCCGGATGGTCAGCTTCAAATATATAATCTATACCATGATGTAATTGTGCTTTATTTTTATAAACGTAAACTGCTCTATTAGATAAAGTTTTTAAATCAAAGTTATTAGACAATGCAAAAAATTGTGTATCTTTGTCTTTTACCTTATGCGTTGTTGTGATACACGTTCCAATACCTATCATATCACTAAAGTAAAACGGCATATCGTTAGTTTTACTACTAACTACTGCATCCATTACTTTATTAAAATGAAGTAATGTTTCTCCTGTAAATCCTACAGTATTTGCTTTTTGAAGAAATAGTCTTCTAAACTTTCCATATTCATTACTAGCATATCTAAGTGCTTTAATAATATTTGCATTACTATCAGTAATATGATATAAAGCAAGATCAAGCTGTCCACTATGTTGAACAAAACGTCGACCATATGGAGCAAGGTTTCCAATGTCTCGTAAATTATTCATGCCAGGCATTGAACCTTTAAACTCATCATTATATTCACTCATTGAGTGAACATGGTCAGTTACTTCGCCTAATGTAAAAGCAAGAACATTATCGTTTAATGGATTTCGTTCTAAGTTATGTGGTATTTCATAATATCCGTTTTGATTTTTCTTTGTAGCACTATTAGATATAACTTTAACTATATCATCAGTTACTAACTTTTTAATAAACGTAATATAAGCTATACCGTTAATTCTATTAACTGCAAAATCTGTTAAAGGATATTTTCTTACATTATTAACATAAACTCTTAACCATAAATCATTTAAGTCACCACTACGGTCATAAACATCAACAGCAAAGTCATTTGTTTGATTAGTAACAACATATTGTCTTACCACGTGTTGTCTACTATTTTTAATAGCTTTAATCCAACCCGAAGTATATACAAAAGTACTAAGATCGGAAAACTCTTTTAATAATGTTACGTCAGTATTTCCTTTTACAACTGCATTATTTTGTTGATAGGTATATGTCTCACTTAATAAATCAAAATT